AGTTTCACTGCCAGTACGACTATGCTATAGCGGGCAAAGGCCTGCTTTGCTCACTCCCAGAGGCACTTTCATGACCAACAGTCTCCACAACCTTTTCGCCTCCATGGAGGCTGAAGAGGCAAACGGCACAGCTCAGAAAGAGCTGGAGTACGTGTTCTACGGCAAGCTGACCGACTTCACTGAACTGGAGCGGGCGGCAGGCAAGGAAACCCACGAGCAGTGGGAAATCCGCGTTGAAGCCGGCGACAAGAATCCCTTCCCGGGCTGCGTGCGTGTGCGCCGCTACCAGGGTGAGCGCTACGTCCAGTGCATCAAGGTCATCACCCCCGGTGAAGACGCCAAGGACGAAGTCGAACTGGAAGTCACCAAGGACATCTTCGAGTTCGTCAAGAAGCTGGCCACCGGCGGCAGCAACAAGGTTCGCTACATCTTCGAGATCCCCGAATCGAAGAACGTCTGGGAAGTCGACGTCTACGTCAAGCCCGACGGCACTTACGAGGAATGGTGCAAGATCGAGATGGAAGTCAAGGAGCCGGTCGACTCGGTGCCGAAGCTTCCGGTCTCCTGCACCGACGTGATCGTCAACCAGTACAAGAACCGTACCGAAGACGAACACGCCAAGATCAAGGAACTGATGAGCACGGTGTTCATCCTGGGCAATCAGTACCTGGCCGGTGCCAGTGAGCTGGGCAAGGCCACGCAGGCTACCGACTCCGAGCCGGAAGGCGAAGCTGACAACCAGAACACCGGCGAGGGCGAGCAGAAGACCGACACCGGTTCGGACGAATCCAAGACCGACGACCAGAACAAGGACGGTGGTGATGAAGGTTCCGCTGAAGGTGATGACAAGAAGGACGAAGGCAAGGGAGCCGAGGACGCCACCGCTTCCACCGAGTCCCACGACCACTCCCATCAGTCCATCGCCTCTGCCGACGTCGAAGGTGAAATCAGCGAAGCCCAGCGGGCGCTCCTGAGCGAGCTGTTCACCGGTGACATGATCGTCAACGACGGCCAGGAACAGATCTGCAAGGAACTGTTCAACCTGCGCGATCGTGGCCTGGTGGAATGTGGCGAGCAGGAAGGCGTGTGGCGCATCACCGAAGCCGGCCGCGTGTACTACACCGAGAACTACCGCATGGAAGACCTGGTGGCTGTGGAAAGCTATCTGGTGGACATGCAGGAACTGGCCGAGCGCGCCGAAGCGCTGGGTTCGGAAATCGGTGTGCTCACCCCCGTCGAAATGATGGACGATGAGCGTACCGCCCCGTTGGTGGAAGAAGCACGTGAACTGGCCGACCAGACCGCGTTGTCCAAGACCTACCCGACCGAAGACCCGAACACCATGATTTCCCTGGAGTTCGTCAAGAAGCTGTCCAGCCGCATCGACGCGGGCATGGAAGCTGCACACAGTCGCATCGCGCTGCTGCGCGGTCGTTAACAACATACGAGGAGGGGTATCGCGCCCCTCCTCTATGCCGCATTAAAGGCTTTTCAAACCTACATTACCTAGGAGAGTCATGGCCTACGTTAAACCTGATTGCCCGCGACCATTCTTTAAGAGAGGAGAACTACCTTGAAAATCCAGCGTACCATTACCGTCTTCACCTTGGACGGCGCTATCGATCATTTCAACCATCAGGACGTCAGCGCGGCTCTGAAGCCGTTCTATGCCCCCGGTCCGGAAGAGACCCTCAGGGTCGAACTGAACAAGACTCAGAACGCCGCAGTGGTTGGCGGTATGCCGACTCATCGCGGTTTCGTTGAACTGGACCTGTCTCTGCTCAAGGGCAACCGTCTGAACTGGCCGGCTGTCTTGCTGTACTACGCTCCGATGGACATGGAGCAGAGCAAGCGGCAGGAGATCGACAAGCACATCCGCGATACCCAGTCCATGCTCAAGGACTTCGTTCTGTTGTCCGGTCAGCTGACGGGCGATTACTTCGCGCTGTTCATCAAGGATGACGGTGCCGAAGAGCAGCAGGCCTCGTTGAACATGGGCGACCTCGGTAACTACGGCGAACACTAACGATGCAGCTCTCCGTTCCGATGGATCTGATTGCCACAGTAGGTCGTGAAACAATCAGGCGCATTGGGGAACATTCCATTGAGCCTGATTGGTTCATCCATAGCTACTTCTACAACTGGCGTGAGCTGCGCTATGCAAACGAACATGATGCAGAACACGAACTGTACAACGAAGTGAGCGAGTGGCTGGAGGAGTATTTCTTCGAGCGTTACGATGTCGACCTGGTCAACTCGTCTGCAGGGTTGCGCGATGAGCTTACCGAGATGATGTGCAAAGGTCTGCTTCGTGTCTATGACGAACTGGAGCCTACGCTTGGACCATTGATGCGCGATACGTTTGCGCAGGACGAGTACCGTGACCCTGTTCACGTTGACCCGTTCGTAGAAGAAGATAGGGTGATTATCAATGTCAGAGAGTTTGATGACGTCGACTAAACTCTACATAGAGCCTGCGGGTACTCGTGTAGTGGGGCGTCGGTTGGTCAGACTACTGGCCGATGCTCACTTGGACTGGGAGATCATTTACCACATCATCCTGAAGTACTGGTTGGTGTACATTGACTTCCAGTCCAATTACGAATCCATCGAGATGATGACGATGGGTGAGTTGTTGTCCTACATCTACTCGGACGAAGATCGCGATGAGAACTCAGTTGCGCTCGAATCTGAAGTGGTCATCGAGCGCAACTACAGTCAGATCCTTGAAGCGTTCGAACGCATCATTGAGAGCCTCTATCCATACCTCAGTCCTTTTGACGCGCGGATATGCTCCTTCGAGTTTGAGACGTTCACCGAAAATGGCGTCTTCATCTCAGTTCACTACGATCCACAATTCTAAGGGAGTCTCATGGAAACCATGACTGGCCAGATCTCTCGCGATCGCTCGTACAGGATCAACGACGCTGGCCTCATCCTGATGGACACCTCGGTGCGGTCAGCCCCACCGATCTACAACATCTTCGCCCCCACGTGGGACATGGTGCGTGGAGTGAAGGACGGCTACTTGCCGTACACCGACATTGCCTACACTGAAGCCGATTACACTCGCGATTATCGGAAGATGATGATCAACAGTTGGAGGAGCCGTCAGCGGCAATGGAGGGAGATCATGGAGCGCAAAGGCGTCTATGTGATCTCTTGCTACTGCCCGGAAGGATGCTTCTGCCATCGTTATCTGCTCGAAGGTTTCTTCAAAGAAATCTCAGAGAAATACAACCTGCCCTACGACTACTACGGGGAGTTCAAGTAATCCCCAAAGGAACTACCGTGCCAACACACCTGCTGAAGATTTCCCCCCATGTGCTGGAAGACATCAGGCGCGATGCGCAGTACAACCAAGACGCGCTTGCAACTTCTGATGAACTAAAGCAGAGTTTTAAGCAGGGCTACCAGACTGCACGCGAAGAGATCATGGATCGCCTCCTTGCAGAGATCGAGGACGAGAAGCGCCGCTCCGAGTTCAGAGGGTTCTTCTACCTCACCGGGATTGGTGATAACTTTGATCGTTCGAATTTCCCGGTAGACGGCACCGTGCCTGAACTGCCCTGCGGCTCGTATGTCGCCACAGCACAGCTGCCAGACGGTACGACGTTTGACATGATGCTGGAGTGGAAGCATCGCGATGGCATCGACACCGATGACTACAATCCGCGCGACATTGCAGAGCTGCTGCGGGAACAAGCCCACATGCAGCATCCGGAGTTCGGTCCCCTGACGTCCTTCGTACTGTCCACCTTCAAGAAGAATGAAGCCGGTATCAACCAGTGCTTCGTTCTCAATACCCCCTTGAAATACAAGCCCCTTATCATCAACGGAGAAACACCTTGAAGAGTTTCATCACGCGTGCCAACGAGGCAGTACAGGCCCAGCGAGTTCCCTACACTGACGTTCCCCACGCGCAGCGGCGCGTGTATGCGGAGCTGGTGAAGGAAGTCGTGGAAGAAGTGCTGGCCGACTGCGTCAAGACGCACTCCATCCAGACGACGTGGAGCTTCCCGACCGAATACGAGTACATTGACATGATGCCGCACGTGCAGCTCAAGGTCAGTGTCGATGCGCTTGATTCGGTTGAGCGTGCGCTGCATGAGTGCCGCAAGACTCTCCACACGAGAGGCGTCCACATGCGCCTGGATCGCAGCAATGACAACAAGGCCATCATGGTGAGACTGGTGGACATGTTCGCCGTTGTCGATCGCACGGTGATTCACGGCAAGTGCTTCAATGGACCGGGCGGTGTGCGCGATAACCTTACCGAAGCCGGTTGGATCGACAAGACCTTCCCGTACTGGGTGGTCAAGCTCGACGGCATGTACCGCGAGATCCAGCGAAGCGAAGATGGCCCGCGTGGTCTGATCGCCGTCAGTGCATGGAAGTTCATGATCGACTACGCGGCTTCGCGCTACAAGATCAAGTTCCTCACCCACTGGAACGATCACAAGCGCAAGGAAACCATCGCAGCCTACGTGCCGAGCTACATGAAAGACGACACGGCGGTGTTTGACGACGACATCCGCTACCTGCTGGCTTGCAATCGCAGGGACTTCACCTACCTCGATACCTCGGCACCCGAAACCATCCGTGATCAGACCCGCCCGGTGATCCAGGGACTGCGCTTTGCCAGGACGATCGGTGACTTCATCCAGCATTGCCAGTGCTCCGGCATCGGCACTGACTTCATCCCTGGCCAGATGTTGCTGGACTCTGCCAAGGGTCAGAACATCACCAAGGATCTGGAAGCCTCCATTCTCTGGAGCGCCATGACCCTGCCGGTTGTCGAGACCTTGGATCAGCGTCTGGCGGAGATGCATAACCTGTCCATCGACCTCGATACCGGTAACTGGTCGGACTCCAAGTTCAGTCCCATGCTGCAGAGCCTGGTCGAACCGCTGGCCTCTCTGATCCGCAACTACGAACGTATCACCAAGCGCAAGTTCTTCAAGGAGTAATCGTGTCACACGTCACCCGCATGCAGTTGGCATTTGCGCCGACCGATATCGTCCAGGGTCAGGTGATGGCTAGCCTGATCACCGCCGAGAAAGCTGTCAAGGCTGCCGAGGAAACCATGAACTCCATGTTCATGGCAGCCTACCTCAGTGCGCTGGAGAAACTGACTGACCGTGCCAACTACATCCGGGAGTACATGAACGACTACCTGGAAAGTGCGCGGAAGGACTACGGCATCAACGTTGTCCGTGGGCGCGTCGAGGGTCAGAAGTTCGTGCTCCGTGCAGCTCACGAGGACTGGTACGAGGAGTACACCAACTCTGACTACATGGTCTGCATCAAGGAGATGCTCGGTGGTCCCAATCGTCCGATGACAGCGATGGACATCAAGCACGCCGGCTGCGAACTGATCCTTGGGTACGACTACGAAAAGAACCAGTGGCGCATGCTCAGTCCCCTGCTCGCCGGTCGTCTCAGGTTCCCAGCCGGCCTCGCGAGCGTGGTTATGTCGGTGGAGGTCTCTGGCGACTCCTTCACTGTAACGCGCTCCTAGTCCTAATCCTTCCTTCCCAAAGAGTAACAAGATCAACATGGATCGAATCACTGCTGTCAATCTACTCAACACCGATGCCGGTCGTCGTGAGCACGGTGGTCAGGCCAACGGCTGGAGCGCGGGCGTCAAGCTGCTCGCCAACCAACAGGACCACGAAACCAGTTACATGAAGATGGTGACGCTGGGTGACATCACCATGCGCCCGTCCACTGCGGTGTTCCTCTACGAGAACGCCCAGGGTGTGCACACCGTCGGTGTCCCCTACGAAACCATCTTCCACCCCGAAGACCAGGCCGCCTTCGAGCGCAGCGGTGCGGCTCTGTTGTACCAGATGACCGTGGCGCTGGCCAAGTTCGCCATGGAAACCGGGTTCCCAGCACCCGATGGTGAGATCGCTCTGATGCTGCTCTCCAGCGAACGTGGCGGCCTGATCGGTGAAGGTGAAGAAGACGGCGTCAAGGTCAGCTTCTTCCCGCATGCCGTGGAGAAGGTGTTGGTCATGTACGAAAAGCGTGTGGGCAAATTGCCCCCGCTGGGCCAGGCGTATCGCAACAAGGGGCTGAGCGGCACTGCCGGTGCGTTCGGTCTGCAGGCTCAGCTGCAGGTTGCTCGCGCCAAGGGTCGTAACCGCGCCAGCAAATCCAACAAGCGCAAATCCAAGAAGAAGGTGCACTGATGAGTATCGTAGTCGTCGATTCGGATCTCACTCTGGTCGGTGACTCGCGGCGCAGTACAATTCGGGCTGGGGTGGCTGTTCGTACCAACGACAGTCATCCCAAGCTGGTCTCACTGGTTGACAAGGACGTTGTCTTTGAAAGCGCCAAGGTTATCGCAGCGGCACGCTGCGCTAACGTGAAGACCTCCGAGTTCATGCTCTCCCACCTCATCCAGGGCAAGCTGCGTAAGCTCACCGTCCAGCCTTCCAAGTTCAAGGCGTTCAACGCCAAGCCCGGCAAGTTGCTGATCCTCACCGTCAATGGTCTCTACTTGGCCTCCTACAAGGGAACCAAGATGACCATCCAGTCGGTAGAAGCTCCGTTCGCAATGGGGTCCGGTGCCTCCTTTGCAATGAAGATGCTCAAGCGCACGTCGATGAAGGCGCCGGAAGTGACGGCATTGGTATGCAAGATGTACCCCAATGCTGGCGGACCTCTGATCGGTGTCACCATGAGCCCGGAAGGGAAGAATGGTCCGCTGGTTACGGCCTTCAGTATCCTCAATTCCGACGCGGCAATCACCCAAGCCCTGCACAGTGCCTGCATTAGCTTCACAGGAGCCGCTGACGGCAAAGACAGGGTATTGATGGGCGGTAGGCGCAGGAACGACAACACGCAGCTCTACGAGCGTCTGGGAGTTTCTCCGTGAGTTTGATTTACATCAAGACCGATGGTGGGGCTGCGAAGATCGTGGCCCCGATTCAGTCCATCAACATCAGTGCGCTGTACCATCGCCGCGATGACGACGATTACAAGTTCCATGGCGAGGCAATCGTGGCGGCCGGGTACGCGGTGGGTTCGCTGCACATCCCGGAGACGGCACTTTTCCATGGTGCTCACGATTTCGCTGAGGCGTTGAGTGAAGGCCTGCTCGACTCGGCCCCTCTGGCAGAGCTGCCCGTGTTCGATAAGGGCAAGCTGCGCTACAATGCCATTGACTTCTTCATCCTCACCCCGACCAAGCTGTACCGGATTCGTGGTGACTGGGATGGTGAGGGCGAAGTCCAGCACATCGGCACCTATGTCAGGCTCGGCGGTATTCACGAGCTTTACATTGGCATGCAGGGTCAGTTCTTGACCATGTTCCCGGCAGACATGCTGACCGACCCGATGCCGGCTATCTATCAGACGGCTACGATCATATCGCTCAAGGGCATGGATTGGACCCCGGTCTCCTCCAGTCAGTTGACCGAGCTGAACACCGCTGGTTTGATCTCTGGCAAGATCGAATGGGAGCACAAGCTGCATCAGCGCCACCCGCGACGCCCAGAGGTGTGGGATATCCTCACCCTGCAACAGAGCAAGGCATAAAACGGCTGGGAGGGCGACCTCCCAGCTATGCCGTCTCTTTTTTTTTGTCCCCGGAAATGCCGAAACTTATCCTATGTTGACCGGAAGGTCCAACGTCTCCTAACCTCCAAAGGAAATGTACATGGCCATCTTCTTCATGACTGGCTTCGACTTGTTCGGTAGCGCTGATAATTCCTCCAAGAATGGCCCTCTCCTCGGCGCAGGCCTGATCAATCATCCCAGCAAGCCAACCATCGGTAACACCGCACTCAAGGACCACAGCATCGGTGTGTCCACCCTCGATAGATACATGATGGGTAAGGGCGCCAATCGCCGCAAATCCTTGACCTGGTGGTCTGGTGAGCAACAGATGAATGGTACGGTGGCAGCTACCTTCCCTCTGCCCGTCGGTGTCGCTGGAACCAATGGGCAGAGGACGACATTTGGCTTCCGGTTCAAGAAGCAGAAGATCAATCCGGCCGGAGCGGCACTGCCGAACGTTTGGTACTCCATGTTGTCTGTCAATGGCGGCGTTTATCTGGCTTTCTCGCCCGGAGCCAATACGCTCTATTTCGGAGTCAGTTCCAACGCGTTCCCCTACGTCTTCGTTGACGGCCAGGAGTACTACATCGAGCTTTCGCTGGTACGCACTGGCACATCCACGCATTCGTTCGAGCTTTACATCGACGGTGTGAAGATAGCTGCCACCTTCAACGGTTCGATTGCCGGGCCGTTCATCACGTTCGCACTCGGTAGCAACGGCTCCAACTACATCTGGAACATGGCCGTCTCCTACAATGACGTCTACGTCGGCGATACCCGACTGGGTCCGCAGATGGTCATCAGTCGTCAGCCGACTCTGACGCTGGTGAAGAACTGGAAGCCGTCCGAAGGTGAGGATAATCTGGGTCTGGTCACCGGCGCCAACACCGGCGATGATACCAAGTATATCAGCTCTCCGGATACTGCAACCGAACTCGACCGCTATCGCTTGGAGTTCAACTTGCCTTCGCACCAGAAAGCCTACGCGGCTTCGCTGTTCGTGCGCGGTAAGCGCGATCAAGCCTCCACGCGTCGCGTGGTTACCTTGGTGTACGGGCCTGAAGGTACGCCACTTGATCAAACCAAGGCCATCAACACGCTCTTCGACACGGCTGCATTCCGTACGGATCTGCTGTGGTCCAGCGAAGATCAGACCGTGCTCACCCCGGCAAACTTGGCTGCGCTGGAAATGACGATACGCTCGCCGCTGAGCTAAGGAGCTTGCCATGACTGCCCGAGTTTCTTCACTGGGTGCCATGTTCCTGCAGGATGACCAGGGCACTGCCTTGGTCAGCTCCCTTGGCGCGATGATCATGGTCACTGACGATTCGCCGGTGTTGGTGAGTACACTGGGTATCCAGATCCTCATGGACGCCCAGCCTGACGCCAACATCCCACCCGAGTCCGGAGCATTCCTCCAGATCCAACGCGTTTAAGGTGATTCATGACCGACCTGTCTATCGAGGCGCAGGAACTCGTTCTGGAGTTGATCAACCAGGACAACGACCTCAACCTCACCAATGAACAGGTGACGCTGGAAGCACCGGGTGCCGTTGTGCCCGGTGAACCCACCACGGCAATGCGGGTGCGCTCCAAGTCAGCTTTCGAATACGGCGGCTATGTCAGTCTCTCCTACGAGCGACTGCATTTGCAGCAGGTGATCGACAAGGCTGGCGGGATGAGCATCCTCACCCCCAAAGACGTCACCTTCGAGCAGTTCATCGGTTCCATCGCTGAACTGTACGACATCAACTTCACCACGTCTGAAATCGAACCGGTTGGCGTGTTCGATCTGTCCCAGGGCTACGACCAGCTGAACGTGCGGGTCAAGGCCAAGGATGGTTCGTACGCCTACTACGGCGAAGGCGTGATCGTGGCTCACTTTGATTACATCCCGATCCCTGTGGATGAGCTGGTGACCGCCGCTGGCAATGTATCGACCGCTATCCGGTCTGGTCTGTACAACATCTTCTACAACGCCCCAGGTGGCGGAATCCCTGCTGACGGCTGAACAACCAAGGAACCCAGATGAGCACCAACCCCGAAGAAGTCATCCAGCGCCTCAACGATGCTGCTGCTGACACCGAAGCCAGCAACCTCCTCCTGCGCCAGTTCATCCAGGGCGCTGATGATGAAGTGGTCGAGTTGGAAGATGGCAACATTCCCACCCTGCGCGCGATGCTCGAAGAGATCCGCAACCGCGCAGGCTCGCGTCGCTTCAACATCAACTTCTCCGTCAACGACCTGACGCGCTACGAGATGAAGGCCGAACCGTTGTTCGGCGCGATCATCGGCGAGGATACCATCGTCGATCGTGCGCTCAGCTCGTGCGTGTTCAAGCTCAACACCGCACCCACTGCCGACATCGCCCTGCAGATCAACCTGGGCGAGTATCGCTTCGACGTGGTGTTCGCAGCTGGCAGCAAGGTTGGCGTAGTGCAGAACGCCAGTGAGGATCTGGTCAACGTCTCCCGGGGTGCTGCCTTGGAAGTGTCGCTGAACAGCTACGCTCGTGGCGCTGCGCAGCTGCGCCTGATGATGGAACTGATGATCGTCCAGATCTACTGAGCGGCATAAATAGAGGAGGGGCCGAAGCCCCTCCTCTATGCCCTCAGGCGCTACAGCGATTAGCTGGCAGCGGCTTCGGTGACGTGGACTTCGGCAGCTGCCAGCACGCGCGGGCAGATGGAGTCCAGGCGGCGAGCCTGCACGGCGATGTAGAAGTCGCCCAGCAGTGCGCCGGTTTCGGTGGCTGCAACGCCCGGGAAGGCGTCGGCGTAGAACGAGGCGCGCTGGATTTCCTGGATCAGGTCACCGGTGGCCGAGAAGTAGGCGTCGGTGATGTCCACACCGGCCGCTTCGTCCTTCAGCGACAGGCTGCCATCGGCGTTCTTGACGGCGACCAGGTGCAGGCCCTTGGTGCGGTCGGCGGTCTGGATGAACACTTCGACGGCGTACAGGTCGAGCACGGCGGCGCCGTGGGTCTTGTCCAGCAGGCCGATCGAGAACGGGATGTTCCAGTCGCCGGCGGCCGGCACGACCACGTTGTACTTCGGCAGGGCACCATCGATCGGCGAGAAGGTGTTGATGTCCTTCCAGATGCGGGCGCCGACGGCCACTTCCAGTTCGCCGTTGCTGTTGACGACCAGGTGGTCCGACGGGTTGCCCGTGCCGGTGAACAGCTTGCCATCTTCGGTCTGGAACGCTTCGTTGACCGAGACGTCCTGCTGCACCTTCGGCTTGATCAGGCCCGAGACGATGCCGGTCGGGTACTTCAGGCCGTTCAGGACGGTCTTGACGATCACCGAGCTCAGCGGCGGCTTGCCGTCGGTCAGGATGAGCTTCAGCTCGCCGATCCAGGCGAACGAAGTCGCCTTGGTCTTCAGGGTGTATTCCAGCGGGAACTCGCCGGTCGGCAGGGCTTCGAAGACGACGTCGTCCTCGTCCAGGCCCAGACCGAAGGTTTCGTTCAGCTCGGACACGACTTCGCTGGAGTTGGTCAGGCCGACAGCGCGGACTTCCACTTCCGGCAGGCCGGCGTCGGTGAACAGCTTCTGCAGGTCCAGACGCTGGTAGGCAGCGGTGACCTCGCCGCCGAAGCGGCTTTCCGCCTTGGCGGTGATCTTGACGGTCGAGTTGACCTCTTCGCCCTGGCTGGCGTCAGCCACCGGGTTGGCGAAGTCGACGTCGTCGAAGGTCAGCGGACCATAGATCATTTCCGCTGCGTTTTCCTCGTTCACGAGGGCAAGCAGACGATCCTTGCTCTTGTCGTTGAGCGACATTTTCAATACCTCTAGCTAGTAAGGTGGGTGCGCATTGGTAGGCAGGTTCCGGTGAACTGGAGTTGCCCACATAAGATAGATTCGGTTCCAAAGAACCCGATTCCAAAAACTTTCACCTATACATCACCTAGTTGAAGTAGTACAACCAATCCGCCAAGATTATCCATCTATCAGCCTTTCCATCCCAAGGAACGGTTGATAGATGGATAGTTTTAGGTGTCTTCTTTTTTCGTTGTAACAGTAAGGGAGAAACAAAGTGACGTATCGTCCACGCAAACATCGTGATCCGATCAAGCCTGCTCCGAAGAAGGCTGCTGCAAAGAAGACCGCCCCGCCGAAAGCTACGCCTCGCAAGAGCCAGGTGCAGAAGGAAGCAGAGCGGTTGTTGATCGAGACGGACGCTGCCAAGAACACACGCTACACCAATCAGGTCATCCATGAACTGTTCGTCAAGTTCACCCCCAGGGTCCGTGACATGGCCTTCGTCAACCAGCACGCGCCTTTCGAGTCCAACGTCTACAACGGATTGGGCGTGGGTGAGAGCTTCGTACATAGCCTGATCCAACTGGCATGGACAATCTATCCCGATACGCTGCGCAGCAGTTATCATGGGAAGAACGTCGAGATGCGAGCCCCTCAGGGCTGGTTGCCGATGGAGTTCCTGCCGCTGGCCGAGTCCACCAAGTACACTGGTGGCATCGTCATGCTGACCATGGATCGCCGTGACAGCCGTCCTGACATCTTTGACGAGCTCCTGACCCTACCGATGATCATGGGCGTCAGGGCGGTTAGCTACACCAACCTGCTGCTGGCACTGAATCTCCACGAGCTGAGCCAGGACACTGACCGCAGCGTGGAAGAGCAGGATCTGCTGGAACGCTTCTGTGGTTACTACATGGGTCGCATCGCAGCCTTCGGGCTGATCTTCAGGTGCGGCTTCATCAGCATGTCCGACGAGCAGAACCTGGACGCTGAAGAAGCCATGTTCAAGCACGTCGATGAACGATTCCAGACGATGCTGAACATCGCAGACGCCAAGGACGCGAGAAACAACCCTGATCTGGAAAGGTTCGAAGAAGCATTGATTCAGACGACCGGCTACGGTCAGATCGGCTCCTATGTTCGCATGGGGTTCATCGACACCATGGCCTTCTTCGATGACTTGACCACCAAGCACCCCGAGCTGCTCACCGAGCCGCTCGATTCACTGACCCACCCCGGTTCCAAAATCAACCTCACGACCGAAGATGACGGATTGGTCGTACGAGTGAACTACAAGGCCACTTCCGGCCAGCGCAAGACTGTGACCGAATTCGTTCGACCCGTCGACGATGCTGTCGAACTCGATTTTGTCCCAGAGAAAGTCACCCTCACCAAACCCAAGACCACCAAGGAAAAGACCATGTCCCAGAGCACCGCTTCCGCCCGTACCGTCACCCGTCTGCCCCGTTCGATCCCGCTGAGCCAGGGTGCAGGCCGTCCCGCCAAGGACTACCAGAAGGCCACCTTCGCCGAAGACGTCAAGGACTTCGGCACCCGCTCCCTGGCCCGCACCGAAACCCAGCTGCGCCGTGGTGTCCGCACCGTGAAGAACGTCGCGCTGGAAACCGTCCACAACAAGAAGCGCCTGGCCATCATCGGCGGCGTGGCCGTGGCGGTGGTTGGCGGCGTGATGCTGTACAACTACCTCAACGGGGACAACAACCTCGGCGATGCGTAAGTAGCCGGCCTGAAGCTAGTGGGGAGTAGTTCTCTACTCCCCACTCCTATTGGACGGAGGAAAGAGACGAATGTCCGTCGTGATAAAACAACCCGCCATGCGCGATTTCTTCACCCGCCTTTTTGAGAGCATCGATCAGTTGGCCAAGAACATCGGCTTCCTGTTCATGCATTTCGTCCTTCGTGGCAAGGTCGGCATGTTCGACTATGACTTCGAAGAAAACGAAGAAGACGGCCTGATCCACATCCGTGGTAACGGCATTGAACCCAACCGCTACATCAAGTTCCGCATCGAGAACCGCTGGATGGCCGGCAAGAGCAAGTTGCCCCCATCGGCAGTTCGTGACATCTTCTCCCGCATCATCGGCTCCGGCCTGAACACCACCGGTTTCCTCTTCAAGGGTTACTGGTACACACCCTACGGCGCACCCACGCGTCAACTAGGCGGTGACCACACGTTCAAAGACTACCGTCTCTGGAACAAGGACACTGCCGCCCAACTATCCCAGTAAAGGAGCATCATGAACGCAGTCGCAGTCGCCCGCACCGAGCCGTCCATCGGTGAAATGTCCCTGGCCATCGCCAAGGTGTTCCACAGCGCCTTCTGCCCCACGGCTGAATGTGAAGCAGGCTGGCGCAAGATCGCCAAGATGTTCAAGGACGTGGACAGTCGTACCGCTTACTTCCACATCACCATCGGCAACAACAAGCTGGTTATGACCAACTACGATGATCGTGGTCGGCAGCTGGTGAGTGCAACGCGTTCCTTCGATCGCCCCAAGGGCAAGCATCCGGCCAGGACGCTCACCGCCAACCAGATCTTCGATCTGGAACGCGCCATGTTCCACCTGACCGAGCACGAGCATCTGCGCAAGATCGAGATGCACACCCTGCTGGAAGTCCATCTGCCCAACGTGGTGGATGAGATGAACCTCTCCATCGCCATCAGCGACTGCGGTCGTCGGCGCTTCCGCGTTGAACGCAACCCGAAGTTCGATCCTGCACTCTTCCGCAAGATCTAAACGGCATAGGCTCCAGCTACCCTCGCGGGTAGCTGGAGCTATGACCTAACTCTTTTTTTTTTGCCTTACGCGGCGATCGAGCTCATCTCGAAGCTATCAAACCAGGGCATTTCTTCACTCGTTCCGATCGCACCACCGCCCGGCTTGCGCAGCGTGGTGTCCTTGCCATTGAAGTCCCACAACAACGTGCCCACCTTCTGGAATGGTAGCGCGAAGTACATGTCTCGATCATCGGTCTGATCGATAAGTCCTCGATGCTTACCGCGCTGGAATGTGAGGTACGATCTGCCATCCACCTTGACGATGTGGATGTAGTACTCCAGATCGACTTCCTGATCGATACCCTTACACCCGTCCCAATAACCCAGGTTCGCCACTTCCTTGACGAAGTCAGATTCAGAGATGCCGTCACGCAGCTTCTGCTTAGCGTCGGAGGACAGCTGATGCGGGGTCATGATGTGGATACCCTTGGCCGAGCCAAGGTTACGTACACGACGGATCAGATCCTTGATCTCCGCACCGGTAGCACCATGAGTACAACCAGTCTTGTTGAACATGGCCAGGTAATCGATGACCAGCAGATGGATCTCGTAACCCATCGCCTCGAAGCGATTGATACGATCCTGCAAGCTGGCGTAGGAGAAGTCCGACGGGTTGACGCGGACCATGTTGATTTCATAGCCCATCTGCGTGAGCTTACCGATGGTGTACTCGGCAATCTCTGCGGAGGTGTACTGAGTGGAGTCGACCTTGACCCCTTCCAGATTCTCCTTGATGAACTTGAACATCCACAGCAGCTTATCGCTCACCTTGTCCTCGGTGGAGATAAGCATCATCATCGGCTTCTTGGTCTTGTCCTTCAAGTAAGGCGTGTTGAACATGCACGCTGTGGCGAACACGGCGTTACACCAGCCCGACTTGAACTTGTGCTGTAGCGCACCCACCAGAGACATATCGCCACGGCGCAGGCCCTTGTGGTGGCCCAACATGCGCATGAAGCCTTGATAGCCGACAACCATCACGCCGTCGGTCTGGTTCTCTTCCTTCGCGCGTTCAACGGCGCCTGCAATCTTGGTAATGTCATCGAAGGTCAGATCGTTGTCATCTTGCTCAATGACAGCGGTGGCATCGCTTCGATACGGCTCCAGCTTGTCCATCAGATCTTGGACGTAGGTGCGCCAGTCAATGCTACCTGCATTGAACATCAGCGTACTGGAAGCCGAGCGAACCAGGTTGGTCACCGCGTTGTTGCGATGATAGTGGATCAGGTCACGACGATGGGACAAGGCTTCGTCGCGGATCTTTTCCTGGTCGTCGATGTCGCGGATGCCTTGTTCAATGGCGTCAAACAGCCACGTCTCGTCACCCACGTTCACACGTATTCTTTGAAGCAATGCTTCCTTGTCTACCGACCGCTCTGCCTTGCGGTCGATGAGCCAGAGCACCGTTGCCCGCAGGCCCGTCAACACCTCACGTCCATGGTCGGTTTCGATCACGGACTCAGGAAGCTTGATGGAGTTCAACGTCTCACGGACGAGATCGTCAGAGCCAGAGCCATAGTCGGCAATCTGGCTTTCGCGGAACAGCAGGGTTACCGCTTTTACGAGGAGTAGTTTTGCATCCATTTGTATGAACACTTATTCTTGAAGAGGAATTGCGATGAAGATGCTGTTCGCACCGCTCTGGATGATGCGCGCCATCGAGGCAGCGTCTCTCCCCAGAAGTGCTCTGGTCAACATCCCCAAACTTTTGGGCATAGTATCACCTGAGGATGTAAGACTTTATGTTGGCATCAATGGCCGACTGAACGACGTCCTCCCCGCACCCATCGTTGACTCGTTCCATTCCAGCGTCGACTGCCTCTACCAGACCGCCAACGAATGCGAAGAAACTCGCAAGCGTTTGGAGCTGGGCGAGGACTTCAACGCTGTCGTGAGCGACAAACGTATGAAGGATTCCGCTGCAGAGCTGGGTAAGTATGTACTTTCTTGCTACCCATTCTCTGAAGACACGGTGCTGATTTACCAGACCTCTGTGGAGGGAAGCACCGACATGGCTTCGCTGTACACCGATGTCATGAAGATCCTCAATACCAAAATGCCGTTCGAAGAGCTCATGACCGAGCCCTGCGCGCGTGCATGGCTGCGTCACACCCTCGATCAGCAAGCGGCCTAATAAGGCCTGACAAGAGCATTAGGCTTTTCCGCCTATTCTCCACTTTGCGCTTGATTTCCTGTATGGTATGGACAGGTTATCCCCGCAGGTGGAGGCAGTCCTAGGACAGGGTCGGGCATGTTACAGCTCCCTATGAAGATATTCTATGGGAAAAGTGGCCGCCCCTCGCCCGATCCTATTCACACCAAACCGTCAAGGAACCCAGAAATGCAGCGCCTCAACATTGCCTCGCGTCCGCACAACCCCTACAAGCAGGGCATCGACAACCTGAAGTCGCTGGTCCAGAACCAGTCTGCCAACTTCGGCGGCAAGGAAGCGACCAACGCCATCCTCTCGATGGAAAGCCTGAGCGATTCGGCTTTCAGCTCCCTGGAGCAGACCGCCCACACGGTGTCGGCCAGCCTGGAAAGCCACTACAAGAGCCTGGACGGCTCGGTCAAGATCGACCTGACCGAAGCCCAGAAGACCGCCGGTGCCATGATCGCCATGGCCTTCGCCGACCCGTCCGCCTACCACAAGGCCGCCCTGAACAAGAAGGCCGTGTCGCAGGAAGGCATCCGCATGTCCTACGCCAGCAACTTCGGTGCTGCCGGCCTGCTGGACTACACCGACACCGTCGAACCGGCTCTGGAAGCCTTCGACGACCGCGAACTGCAGAACTCGATGGCCTACTCCATCCAGTTCAACGTCGAAGCTGCCCGCCAGGACGACGCTGCTGAACTGGCCTACCCGACCATCGTGGTCGGTCCGGACCAGGCCGCCATCGACGTCACCGTCGGTCGCTACCAGGTCCACAAGGAAATCCGTCGCAAGTCCGACGGCACCGAGACCAACTGGCACCTGCGCAACCTGATCGACGCGCACCGTGACCACACCATCCTGGCCGACGAAGAAACCCGCGTCTACCCGGTCGTGGCCGAAGACGACAGCAACGCCGCTTCGTTCGTCGACGCCGCCATCGTTGGCGAGCGCGTGGTGCAGGTGTCGGGCTTCGACATCACCACCGCCCCGCTGGTGGTCCGCAAGAAGCACGAAATCATCGGCCTGTCCGCTCACCCGGAACTGATGGCCAACCAGATCCTGGACAACAGCGACGCGCTGGACGCCCGCCTGGCCCTGGAAACCCTGTACGTCCAGCTGGCCGACGGCGAAACCGCCGTGCCGTTCGACGTCAGCCGCCTGCCGCTGAACAGCTTCCTGAAGACCATCGAAGGCCAGAGCAAGGATCTGTCGCTGCGTTTCACCAGCGTCGGCGCCCAGCTGAACTCGGCCACCACCACCGTCGACCAGGCCGTGCCGGCCATCGTCGCCGACCTGACCACCGCCAAGTACACCGTCAAGCTGCGCCTGCAGGCCTTCGGTGATGCCAACGTGCAGTACGGCACCGTCCGCGTGGACGCGCCGGAAGTCGAAGTCTTCGCCATCCTGGACGAGAACTCCGACCTGGTCGACCTGAAGTCCGGCGCCGGCCTGGCGATCGTGGAAAAGCTGAAGGACGCCCGCATCGTCGGTTACGACCTGAAGGCCTACCGCACCAACAGCAACCGTCGCACCCGCGGCATGCAGCTGGACGTCCAGTGGGAAACCGAGCGTTACGTGATCCCGCTGGGTTCGCCGATCAGCGCCCCGAGCCCGATCACCGCCTCGCGCGATGCCTCGGACCTGAAGGCCCTGACCAACGCCGTGCGCATCCGCAACAGCAACAACGCGATCACCACGATGTTCAACTACGCAGCCGCGCTGCGTGACTACGTGGCCGGCCCGCAGATCAAGGGCTCGATCGCTCCGCTGGAAGGCATGGGTCGCTTCCTGGTCAAGCCGTTCTACGAAGAGCTGGAACTGGATCTCGTGGGACAAGGCGTTCGACGTCTCGGCCTGCCTGGTCAACGCGGTGCGTGACATCACCTACCGCATGTACCAGCAGTCCGGCTACCAGCAGGCGCTGGACGCGCACGCCGGTTCGGGCAACAAGCCGATCCTGGGCCTGATCACCGACCAGGTCATCACCCGTCACCTGATGGTGCAGGGCGATACCCGTACCTGGGCGACCGTGTTCGACGAAGCCAAGCAGGCTGTTTCGGTCGACGACCGTGTCGATGGCCACATCGTCATGTTCTTCGTCCGTCCGTCCGCGCAGGGTGCCGATCCGCTGGCGTTCGGCAACTTCGCCTGGATCCCGGAACTGACCAGCTCGGTGATGGTGAACCGCAACGGCGCCACCATCAAGGAAGCGATGGTCCAGCCGCGTGCGCGTCACTTCAACAACTGCCCGATCATGGCGATCATCAAGGTGAAGGGCCTGGACAAGGTGCTGACCCTGAAGTCGACCCTGGCCGTGGACAGCACCGACGTGACCCCGGACGCCGGCAACGGCGGCAACGGCGGCTCGACCCCGGGCACCGGTGGCAACGGCACCGATCCGGGTGCTGGCGGCAACGGCGGCACCGGTGGTGGCACCGGTCCGTAACTGTTTTGGGGACGCTGGGTGGTTGGCAAATCCGCCACCCAGCAACTCAGACCAGTAACACCTAGTTCTACCTGCATTTCTGGCAGTACGGTGGATCAGAGGGGTGGCTTCGGCCACCCCTCTGGTTTTTCCTTTATGCCGTCAAGCAAAAAAACTTGAACCATACATCATTGAGGTGTAACAGGATAGTTACGACCAAATCGATTTGGAAGTTACAAAGAAACTTTAGGGGATATCATGGGTAGAGTATTCCGTGCAGTGGTGACTCGCGAATGCGCGACACTGCGCGTGGATTCAAACAAGCGAATGGCCGCGGATAATGTATCTGGCCACGGCAAGGACATCTCGTTCTACAACGGACTCGGGCATGCCGTTGATGTGACAGATGTCCTAGGGGTCAGGACCACTATTCCTTCCAACACTCGTAGGAAGGCCGATGGGATATTTGAGATCGTCGTCGTTTACAGGTGGAACCACAATGTAAATGTAGACATCTCTTCAGTATCTTCTGGAGTAGCCGAAAATCAGAGCAAGGTACGTAGGGCGCTGATTGATGCACTGGAAAATTCACGAGACATGATGGACAAGTTCCGTCGTACTCGAAGTCTACACATCTCCTTCACTCGTGAGGATCTCCGAGATAACGGTGGTGCGTTCTACATCCGAGAAATCGACATGGTCGTATCGGATGCGGACTTGGAAAGTGTGATCATTCACCCTCGATCGGAAGAGAGTAACATCGAACGACTGTTTGCCAGAGACAAGGACGAGGCCCGTGAAGGGTTCTTCGGATTTAACATCAAACTTGTCGACAACCATGGACGACATGGCACGCAGTACCTGAATCTGAATGGAGTCGTCCACGACGTCCACCCTGTGAGCGCACCGGGGGTAGAAGACGGCGTTTATGTCCTTACGCGACCGCCAGCTACGGCTGGGGCAAACTTCCCGTCCACCCCAGTAATGGAGTGGTGCTCTCTTGAAGAGGCACGGCAGAAGTATCGACTCTATGGAAGCTATCGTGAAGCCGACTCACTCGGCGACTGGAAGGCGGAACAAGAGCGAAAGCGTGAAGAGGCAACGCAACAATTCAAGACAAAGGACATGGAGAACGTCCAAGTAATGACCGAGATCAAACGAGAGTCTGATCTCTTGAATCATCACCGGAACATGGAAATGCTGCTGAGGAAGGAACGATCTGAAGAGGTCTCACTATCCCGGCGCGAGCATACAGAGTTCTGGAAATCACTGCCAACACTACTTACCGCGATCGGCGCAGCGTTGGCAGGTATCAAGGCAATCTCCATGTTTGGCAACAAGAACTAGCAACAACCATCCTTAGCCCGAGGAAAAGATGGCGGACAAACATTACTCCAGGCTGCTCAGGGAGGTCACTCCACGACTCAACCCTGACATCGCAGACGGTCTGGCAACCAAGCATGTACCCTACGTGGACAAGATGGTGGACGATATCTTCCGCACTGCAGCTGCCGGTTTTCCGGAAGGGCTGAAGTACGACGGATTCGCCCGCTGTACGCCGAGGGAGACCTTCAGGGAGATCACCAAGCGGGTCAACAGCCAAAGGACGTGGGAGACAGCAAAGACCAGCGCTCATCTGAACAAGTACATGTTCAGCTACATGGGCCAGCCGCTCGATCCGAGGTACATTTATCTGCCCAACGTCATGGACGGAGGCCTGATGTATCTGCGCGGATCGTTGTTCGCAGTGGCACCGGTTTTGGCGGACCGGGTATTTAGCATCAACGCAACATCAATCTTTATCCCATTGCAAGGCGCCAAGCTCACTTTCGAGCGAATGTATTACACCTTCATGCGTGACGGCATTCAGGTTGACGCGCACCTGATCCACGCGTCGTTGTACAACCACACGGCGGAGGGCAAAGCAGAACTGGCCCGCCAGCCGATCCGTGGGGACTCGACGATGGCACACTACCTGTTCTGTCGCTATGGCGTGGAAGAGACCTTCAAGAACTACGGTGGCACCAACATCGTCGTGGGGGACTCGTCCTCGATCACCGAAGAAGCCTACCCGGCCAAAGACTGGGTGATCTTCTCTTCGGCGCAGGTCAAGCCGCAAGGTGTTCGTCTGAAGATCGGTCACCCGGTCTCGGATATCCGCATGGCCATCCCTCGGGAGAACTATTCGGACGCAGTGCACATCCTGGTCGGTAGTTTCTTCTATGCCATCGACCATTTCCCCGAACGGTTCCCGCTTGAGTTCGCGCTCGACATCACCCGATGGCAGCTCGCACTCGGCATCTTCCTGTTCGGCGAAGGGCAGAGCGAAGGTAAGATCCTGGAGCGCCTCGACGACCACCTTGCGTCGCTCGATACCTACATGGATCGCAACTCCCGCAAGAAGCTCCTGGAGGATGGAGTGATCGTGGAGACGGTCTATGACCTGTTCTTCCACATGATCGATACCTTCCACAGCCGACTGACCGGTAATGCCAAGGACATTGCCAGCATGTACGGCAAGCAGTTCGTGATCCTGAGGTACATCGTCTTCGATATCAACAAGGCGATCTACAACTTCAGCTTCAACCTGCGCAACTCGAAGAAGCCGATCTTGAATCCCAAGGAGATCAACGCCGAGCTTCGGCGTACTCTGCGGACTGACTTGATCTTCCAGCTCAATCAGCCCACGCACAACGAAGTTACTTCGGTAACGTGCCCTGGTGACAACAAGGTCTTCAAGATCACCTCGCGTCTGGTGGCCCAGACTAGCACAACAGGTGGTCGCGGTGGTAACAAGGGTAGCATGAGCGACCCTGCACGACAGCTGCACTCCTCCATGGCCGAGGTGGGTAGTTTCCGTAACATGTCTAAGAGTGATCCCACTGGTCGGGACCGCGCAAATGTGTACGTGCGCCTGTCCCATGATGGACTGGTGGAAAGGTCACCCGCACTTCGTCCGATCCTGGATGATGTGCAACAGAGAATCCAACGGCGTTAAGCCAAGAACAGCGGAGTAAGCCAAGATGTCACGTTCTCGTTCCCGCCTTCCCGTCGACCCGGAGTTTGTCGACAAAGGCTATTTCGTCCGTGGGTTGCCCGAGCGCATCCCGGACCGCTACATTCCCAACATCCAGATCCCCGGCGCCATCGAGCGCGACCTGCCCTTGATCGCAGGCGTTGTGATGCAGGAACTGCAGGCCGAATACGGCCGGCATGAACTGCGCAACTTCCTGTACAACATGATGGCCGACAACGAATTCGACAACAAGGACTACGATGCTCTCATCGGGTCGGTTGCCGAAGCGTTCTTCTTCTTCTACGAAGGCGAGCGCATGGATGCCGAGGAGGCCCTGCGCAAGGCCACCAAGATCGTGGTGAAGTTCACCATGGCGCTCTTCGTGGAGAAGTACCCGGAACTCGATGAATACATCGACAACCGCATGGACCGCGAGCTGCGCGATGCCATGGAAGATGGTCGCGATCTGATCGCCGATATCGAGGACTTCAGCCGCGGCGGTCGCCGTGGTGGTCGTGGTCGCGATCGCGATGACCGTGACGATCGTCGTGGTGGTCGTCGCCGTGATCGTGAAGATGGCGGCTACCATGGCAACGGCACGCGTGGGTATCGCGATTCCGGTCGTCGTCGTGATGAAGCCGATGAAGAAGCAACGGCGACGCGTCGTGGCGGCATGGCTGGTGCAGTGCGGGCGTCGAGCAAGAACGATCGCACTGATCGTGACGACCGCCGTGGTCGTCGTGATGAGCGTCGTGACAACCGCGATCGCGAGTTCAGCAACGGCGATATCGAAGAGCGTTCTGGCAACGACCTGCACGCGGTGGAAGAAGAGCTGCACGCTTCCCCCCACGGCAGCAACTACCAGAACCACGAAGCGCAGCGCAAGGCTGACGCCAAGGGTGGTGCAATGCCGAAGCTGTTTGATCGCAGCGCCGGTCGTGTCGTGTCCTCCGGCGAAGTTGCCAAGGACAAGGTTCTGATCGACAACATCCGTGCCGGTCGCCCCTATGACCGCGTGGACCTGGAAGACGGCTCGTTCGTCGTCCCGGAAGTGCTGAGTACCTACAAGAAGACCTTCAGCCCGGAGCAGCCGTTCGCTCTGGTCTACGACCCCGCCCTCTTCGTGAAGTTCCACCGGGTTTACCCGGATGGTCGTGTCGAAGAAATCGTGAAAGAGCGCAACGAAGATATGGACTACCTGGACCTGGAAACCAACGACAACCTCAAGACCAAGGCGCAGCATCAGCGTCGCCAGGGTCGTGTGGATCCCCGCTACGATCTGGTGGCCAACATGCACAAGAAGGGCGAAAAGATGGTCGGCGTCGAGCCGGCAGCGCCGCAGGAAGCCGAAGAAGGCGCCGACGCCACTTTCGACAACCTGGTCTTCGGCCAGGATCTGGAAGTGGGCGACGTGGCAACCACCGTTCCGGCCATGTCGGTGGCGCAGGCCATCGCGATGACCGAAGTGGTGTCGGCTGAGAATGAAGGTGAGGACACCCCCAAGGAGTTCTACATCGACATCCTCACCCCGCACCTGGTGGAAACCAACCTGATCGGCGCATTCCTGGCCATCGGCAAGGAAAAGACCGTGCAGGCTGCACTGGCCAAGTTCTCCCAGCTCCAGGGTCAGGAGGACGTGCCGGTTCGTCTGTGGCATCAGCTCAACGATGCGCTGACCGCCCGCGTCAACTACCTGCTGAAGAACTCGATGGGGCTGAGCTGGACCATCGATACCGCTGCCGATGACTTCGGTGATCTGCTGAAGGCAATGCAGGCCAAGCCGTCTGTCGGTGTGGCGGCTGCCAACCTGCTGAACTCCAAGGTCGACGAGGTGGTCAACTCGGTGATGCGCGTGCTCAAGGACGAGGAGCTGGCTCGCTACTCCGAAGAGTACGGCAAGCCGGGCGCTGGTCTGCACTGGCTGGTCTTCGCTCGTCGCCAGTCGGTGACGCTGCTGAGCTGGTCCAGCGCTGACATGGGTCCGTCGCTGGTCAACGGTGGCGCTGTCTCCGAACAGCTCTACCCGAGCCTGTACCAGTCGCTGGAGCGTCTGCTGCAGCGTACCTCGATCGTCGGTGGCGAGTTCTGCCATCGTTACCTGGTGACCGAGGACAACGTGGTGTACGACCTGCAGGTGGGCTTCTTCAACAACAGCCACTACGTGCTGACGCCGGCCAAGGTCGACATCATGGGCTAAGGCCTGGTGGGGAGGGAAACCTCCCCACTGTAAAAAGAAACAGCTGTAGACAATAATGTGGAGCTAGAGTTCCTTCCTAGTGCTCGAAACTCCTAACGTGATAGCAGCTTAGCTGCATTGGCTAACGACGGTTGGTCAATAGGAAAGCACGCGCCGCTCCACCTTCCACCGGAGCGCCGCTGCTGCCCCACCCGCGTTACCACCTGCATACCCCCCGCCCCGTTCTGCGACGGTGGCGGGGGATTGCTTTTATGCCTTCTACTTAATGGAGCTGTCCGTGAATACCCCGATGTTTTCCCTCGAAGACGATACCAACACCGTCTACGATCGTACCCCCCTGATGGCCACCATTGGTGCGCGCATCACCGATTTCAACAACCGGATGGAGTACCGCAACCTCGAAACCCGGATGGTCATCTCTCCCGATGAAGATCAGGAGAAACTGCCGGGTGACTTCGTCGCCATCGAGTTCGAGCAGTTCCCCTCGGAGAACGAATCGTTCGCCATTCGTCAAGAACTGATCATGGCCGGCCTGTACATGCGTGCTCACCTCGAAGAGGGGCAGGAGTCACTGGAGCAGGTCAAGGCGATCGTGGGCATGCTCGAAGTCCACTGGGGCCCGATGTACGATGCGGCCATTGCGGTCATCGACCTCATCCAGTCCGGCAAGGTGAATCCGATCACCGTGCGCAAGTCCGATGAACTCGGCGACCATGAGCAGACCGTGTTCATGTCCTCCTACGGTGTCCCGCGCAGCATGCAGGACATGGTCATCGATGAGATCGGTCTGCCGCTGCGTACCAAGCTCAACGAAGCTCTGCGCAACGATGGTCTGCCGTTCGTCATGGTCTATTCCCGTACCGTGGGCGAGGCCGTCTACGTCTTCTATCAGGAGGACAACCCCGACGCCATCAGCCTGTTGGACGTGGATGACTACATCGACCTCATCGCCCGTTCTGAAGTCGATCCGGCAATGCTGGCCGAAGCTGACAAGCTGACCATGCGTACCCGCCTGCTCAACGACCTCATCGCCAAGTACGTCAGCAACCTCAACGACATCACCACCAACACCAAGGGCGATCTGAATCCGCCGCTGGTGCGGATGTTGCACGACGAGCTGACTGCCAACGAGTTCACGGCTGCTGCCAAAAAGCTGCTGGCTATCGCCGGCACCGAGCAACTCATCCGCAATGCTTCGGCACATCACCTGTTCGTCCAGCTCACTCTGGCCGACATGACCGACGACAAGAGCATCATCGCTTAATACCTTCATATCGCCTGGTGACATAGGCGCTTTAGCCCACTCCTATCCGGGGGGTGGGCTCTTTTTACCGTCTTCTTTTTTTTTGTCTTCAAGGCATAGAGGGAGGCCCCGAAGGGCCTCCCATTTCCTCAGTTCGGCTTAGCCTGTTCCATCGAGACGATCTTGACGGGCAGTCGGAATGCGCCATCAGCGTTGGCACGTGCCAGACGCTTCATGCCATCCAGAATGACCACACGACCATCCTCCTCACGCACGCCTACCAGCGGGTAGCTGTAGTCGGCGCGGGATACCAGACGCGGGGAAAGCGAGCCGGCCTGCTGCAGGTTGAACCGCAGATCCTTCACTTCCACCGACTCCGGTTCAATGGAGTGGGCTGCGCGCAGCAGCGGGTTGATCGGACGACTCACGGCCTCGTAGAAGTAGGTACGATCATCGGCTTCCTGGTAGAGGTCAGCGATGGATTCAGTGGATGCCTCCTCACCGGTCTCCTCCTCAGCGCCAGTGTCAGCCGCTGCCTCGTCTTCGCCGGTTTCGGTCTGCTCCTCTTCTTCCTGCTCCTCTTCCTCTTCACCCGTGTCGGTCTGTTCTTCCTCACCGGTGTCCTGAGTTTCGTCAGGGTTCTCGGTGTCAGTGCCGAACTCGTCCGTGTCAGTACCCATTCCGTCATCAGCGCCCGGACCACCACCACCGTCATCCGGCGGAGTTTCGTCCTGCGGCTCGCGAGCTTCGACCAACTTCTGGATCTTGTCCATGTACTTGCCGAAGACCTTGTACAGCGTCTTCATGTGGTCATGGGTGGAATCGAAGATGTTGACCTTGCTCACGCCCTTCTCGTCCAGCTCCATCAGCTCGAACAGCTCCGGCATGATGTTGTTGGTACGCAGGTACTGACGCAGGTAGTGCGCCTTGGTCAGAGCAACCAAGCCTTCCACGGCACTGGAGATATCGGTGTTCTGATCACCACCGCCATCAAACATTTCCTTGCTGATGTAGGCAGGCAGGACTTCGTCCAGAGCTTCGCGGTACTCCTTGTACGCGTCGATCTGGACCTTGACCTTGGTCGTATCCGGCGAGGGCAGTTCACAGATGATCGAGTCGATGAACAGCTTGACGACGTTGTCGACATTCAGCTCCTGACCATGGGTCTGGATATACTGACGGACTTCATCGCCCAGCTTGCCCTTGTTCTCGATGATGATCTTGCGCAGACGATCCAGCAGCGTGCCGGAGTTGTAGGTGTACTTCTGCACGAAGTCGGTGACATGCGGGCAGAACTGTTCCTGCGTCTTCATCACGCGCTTGGTCAGCAGCAGGTTGTTGGTCACCGCTGTGGTCGCAAACTCCGGACCCTGGGCGTTGTCCACCATCTCCACCGGGATACCCAGCGACAGCGAGTGGTTCTTGCGCAGCAGGTTGTCCAGATCCAGATCCGGCTTGTTGACCGACGCTGCGAAGTCCTCAGCGTTGACTTCCGTGTTGGGGTAGCCATCGTTACCACTGACCACCACTTCCACACCGGCGTTCTGCAGGAAGGAGATGATGTCCAGCGGGTTGGAGGCGCCCAGCGGGTAAGCCTGCTGACGGTTCTTGGAGAACTCGCCGATGATGAACTCGACGGTATCCACCGGATCATCGTCACGCTCATCGAGCTTGATGTTCAGCTTCGTACGACCCACCGAGTTGCGCAGCGAGCCCATCGTGTTGGCGAACATCAGGATCGCACGCATACCGCCGAGGATCTTGGTGTCTTCCAGCAGCGAACGACCGATGCCGAACTTGTTGTAGTCGATGGCGAAGTAGGTCACCATTTCAGCCGGGACGTACAGCAGACGCGTGTCCTGGTTGGCCAGAGTACGGGCCAGCATGATCCGGTAGACTTCCTCCGGACGAGCGATGGTGACGTTGGCACCTGCTGCACCTGCACGCAGACGCGCCAGAACGTTCTGTTCGACCATGTCCGTGTAGGCACGCTGGAGCGACTCACCGTCGATCTCGTTGTTGCCCTTCATGCCGTACGTGCCGCGATGGGTCGACTGGATCAGCTGACTGATCATGTCGTTGTTCGCGTTCACGTTCTGGTTGAGCTGACCGTAGTAGTCGTCCTGGGTCGCCTTGTTGACCAGATGACCCTGCTCGTCGCAGACCAGGAAATAACCGATGTGATCAGACGGGTCGGACGGCACGAACACCGGGATCACCGCTTCCGACGGCGCCTCGATGACCAGCGGATGACCCTTGGTTTTGGACTTGAGCTGATCGCGGGTGTACAAGGTCTGCACCGGCATCGATGCGTAACGGCGCTGCGTGTACAGAGCCGACTGCACTTCCATCAGGGTCGGCCTGCCATCGGCGTCCAGCGACTCCGTAGCCACCGTCACCTTGGGTAGATTCAGCAGACCCTTGCGATTGTTGCGACGCTTGAGGATAGCGTCACTACGATGATGAATGGCAGCCTGCGCCAGCGCAGGCATCTTCAGCATCTCGGGGTTGTCGGTGATGAGCAGTCGACCAGCCTTGGCGGCATTGCTCTCGCCGAAGGGACGGAAGACAGGATTGTAGCTCTGGTTGGCATGCTGACCGCCACCACTGAACGACTCCAGAGCGAAGCCCACGCCAGCGGCCGTAGCAGTGCCCTTGGCGGCATCACCAGCCGCGTCCTTAGGCTGACCCAGCCAGCCCAGGCAATTGCCGTCCACGCCTTCCACGGCAGCCTTGACGGACTCCATGGAGGTGCGGGTCGGGTTGTTGATGACGTCGTCGATCGTGGACTCGGACAGGATGATCATCGGGCGCGAGCCACGGTGATACAGGATGTCCTCCAACAATGGCGGAAGTCGGCTGTCCATCTTATAGACTTGCGAGAAGTGGGTAGAAACCACGTCCAGCAACAGGCCGGAGAGCTCGCTGTCGAAGATGCCATCCTGGACGCGATAGTTCAGCTTCGCGTTGATCATGTCCTTCGGGGACAGGATCGAGCTGACCATGATCTGCATGTTCAAACGCAGATCCGGCAGCAGCTGCATCAGGTTGGCCGAGTCGGTGACATTGGTGGCCGTGTTGTCACTGAGCTTGGTGAAGAACTGATCACCAGGCAGGTTCACTTCACGACGGCGGAACATCCCACCAGTCTGGACTTCCCGGTTGGCGTAGACCAACTTGGAAACCAGCGAACCGAGCTGCGGGCTGTTCTTCAGGGCCCCGATCTTCGGCATTGCCTTTCGGCGATCGCTGTCCTTCGAAAAGACGGGCGGCAGGTTGCTCATTATCCACTCCAGTACACAAACATTTTAGAAGGGAGGACGCAGCGGTGTCCACTGCGTATTACAAACTTTACGTCGCCGACGTTCTTGCATTGTCGCGCTCGCTGGTCATCAAGTCTGCTGATGCTGCCGAGGCAAGCAATCAGTATCTTCGTGAGCTCGGCTACGAAGTGCGTGACGAAGATCCCAGTAGCTGGCGTTATTACAGGAACATGGCCGGCGAGTATCATCCAGCGGACAAACTGATGTATGTCACCTCGCTGGACACGCTTCAAAGAATAGAGTTCACCAAGGAAAGTTTGGCCGAACATCGCGTCACCAAGCGCGAATACTCCACGCACGGGGACTACTACAAGCAGCTCCGGGAGAAATACCCAGCGCAGGTCGGATTGATCAACGGTATCCTCAACCCGATTGATCTGACCGCCGGGTTCACTCCCAACGACGTGGACGCCGCCGACTTCTCCACGATCTATAACTGCGCCGACGGCACGATCTTGTACTACGATCAGACGTTGGTGGAGAGCAACGAGCGCAACCTGATCCCGCAGCTGGAAGCATGGCTGCGTCGTGTTATGGTGCGTTGGATCGTTCCGGGTTTCCAGCTCACTGACGACATGTACTTCGGTGCGATGTTTGCAGCCATCGGTTCGAACATCCCCGGCAAGATCATGGGTATCCGTGACGGCAATGCGCACACCCGCTACGCGCACAGCTTCCACATCCGCGAGTTCCTGGCCAGCCATGGCAAGCTGGACACGTTCATCGACACGCTGACCAAGAAGCAGATGCTGTGGCTGTATCGCAACATCCGCTACATCGAGCGCAATCCGGGTAAGCAGGAGACCTTCGATGATCTGCTGCAGAACCTGCTGACCGAACGTGGTATCCCGCTGGCCAAGTGGGACATTCGTCACGACTTGGAAGAACAGCCGGACAACATCTCCCCCACTCCGCGCTTGTTCCGTACTGCGTTGAACTTTGGGTTCAATCAGACCGGTGACGATGTGCGTAGCGTGGCGCGCATGCTGGATGCAGAGCAACCTGCGGCAAAGGATAATGCATCCATTCAGGGTTATGAGGAACCTCTTATCACCGAGGCCATCCAGACCGCTGCAATGGACGCGTTCCCGACGAAGGTATTTGAATCGGCCATGTTGGACCTGACCGACTCGATGCCCTTCACGCTGTCAGACACCCTGCTCAACCACTGGATCTTCTGGAGCAACAACGATCGCTACACGCCGGTTATCACCGTACCTGATCCTCGTTCGGGTGAAGGTGTACGGATGACGGTGCGCAATGCGTTCATCGTCTACCTGTGGGCTTACAACAAGTCTCGCGGTGTCGACTTGGTACGCTTGCCGAAGCTGGAGGCTCGCCATATCCTCCGTGATCCTGCACCGCGTCCGTCTGAGCTGTGGACCATCGTCGATCGCAAGTACGTTAAGGACAACATCGTAGAGGCTCTCTACGCAGGTCACCCGGACATGATCCCCAGCAAGATCATCTCCACGGTCACCTTCTACGAGGCCTGTCAGGAAATCTTCAACTACACCATGCACCAGCGCGACGTTTACGCCGCCCAGGAGCATGAGATGACTCGTGGCATGACCGAGGCGCTTGCGCATCGGTTCTTCTACAACGTGCCGGTGGACTTCGGCATGAGTCGGTACTACGAGGACTGGCTGACCGAGAACAACTACCTGATCCACGACTACAGCGTCTTGGAACTGGATCTGTTCGCTACGAACATCCTGAAGGCTGCAACCGGGATGGACAGCACCAACACCAAATCGGCTAAGGAGCTACAGCAGGCGATGATCTCGCTGATGGAACAGCTGTCCAGCTATTCCATCCAGTTCATCTCCTCCATCAACTCCGATGCACTGAAGATGGCTGACTTCGCTGTCATCCGTCTGGGCGATGACTACACCACCGCCGGCGATACCACGGACCTGTCCAAGCTGGCCGTGCGAGTGCTCAGTGCTGACACGTTGGCTCGACATGAAGTTGAGTACGACATGATCGGCGACCTGGTGGAGTTCGATGTGTCTTCTACCAAGCTCCATGAGCTGGGCGTGGACTTCTCAGTTGGCTTTGAGGGCGGTCTCGCTCGCGAGGTCACTGAGAACGTGGACATGCTCAATGTGCGATTCTCCATCGTGCAGGAGCCGTCTAAGACGCTGGCCAGTCAGATCACCAAGACCACGCTGCCTGCATTCGATGCTGCTGCTCGCTTCACGGCGGGCAAGTATCTGGCTGCGGACAGCAACCCGCTGTTGGCAATGCCCAATGGGTGGTCGGTGATTCGACGCATGAACGATGACAACAATGCTGCAGTGTATCCCCATAACGCTACGGTTGCTCGTACCGGCATGGTGGGCGCAAATGCTAAAGTACTGGTGACCGCCGTTCCTCCGCGCAATACGGCAGAGGTTGAGCGTTACACCGGGGTCATCGAACTGCAGGCTCCGCTGTTGGATCTGGCCACGTACTTCACTGGCGCTAACCTGCGCTGGGACGGAGACGTGCGTCCGATGGACGTCTACGAGGTCGTGGACTGGCTCAATCGCAAGTACGGCATGGAGCTGGCTCGTGATGAGTTCGTCTACGCTGCAATCGCCGCCAATGCAACCTCGGTGACGATGAGCGCCTCGACCAAGAGCATGCGACTGAAGGGAAGCTTCACTGTCCAGATTCCGGCCAGTAGCTTCATGGGTAAGCTGGCAGAGATGTTCGGCTAACGGCATAAGGGGAGGGGCTTTCGCCCCTCCCTCTATGTCCTTCTGCTTTCAGCGCCGCTTAGGTCTGCGGAGCCGACAGCGTGAAGTGACCCAGCACGCGCGGACCGAAGCCGACCTTGCGGATGGCCACGGCGGTTGCCGAACGGATGGTGCCGCCGATGGCGACCAGGTCGACCAGCGCCTGCAGCTTCAGGCCCGACTCGCTCACGGTCAGGACGATGTCGTCCAGTTCCGGGGTCGCATCTTCGGCCACGTTCTCACGCAGCACGTAGCCTTCGCCTTCGGCAACGACCTTGTACTCGATCTCGCGGCTGCCATCGATGCGCAGGCGGAAGTCGTACAGGCTGTCCAGCTTGGCGCCTTCCGCCAGCGAGGCCGGGTTGGCCAGTTCGAACAGGACCATGTACTTGGCGTCCGGATCGACCTCGTGACCACCATTGGACCACTTGACCTTGCCGTCCATGTTGGCACCCACGCCGACGATGGCTTCCTGGTTGGTGCCGACTTCGTAGAACACGTGGTCCACGATCGACGGATCCATACCCGGCAGGGTCAGCGATTCGGTGTAGGAGTTGACCACCTTGCCCACATGACCCGGCAGCGCTTCGGGGTACTGGAAGCCCTTCAGCGTGGTGTGGGTGATGTAGTTCGGCAGCATGATCTTTTCAGCGATCAGCTGAACGACCATTTCGCCCAGGTACACGTAGGAACCCGGCTTGGCCTTGACGGTCAGCGCAGCGGAGCCGAACTCACCCGGGTAGGCGCCGATGATCTCGACGTCGGTCGGTTCCAGCTGCAGGCCGTACTCGGCGTTCATCGCTTCCAGCAGGGTGGCGTCGGAGACCACTTCCTTGGCCGAGAACTCCACTTCCTGGTCGATGAACATGCGATCCAGGAACAGACGCTCGAAGCGCGTGGTGACCGGGCCGTACCAGTAGCTGGTCGGCGAAGCGGTGACCGTACAGGCGGTGTTGCGCTCGTCCTGGTTCTGGCTCAGTTCCACCGGCGGCCCGAAGATCAGGTCGTCGAAGGTGAAGGTGGCGTCGTTGTCGTCGTTGATCAGGTCCAGGAGGAGTTCCTTACCCGGCTTGTTCAAGTAATCGATCATTTCTATTTACCCTTGTGTGTACGGTGATGAGGCGACGCTCAAATGATTCGCGTCGAGAGATGAGGCTAAATCAAACCGACTGCGCTGCCGCAGTGATCTCTAGTGTCTTGGCTTTACCGGCCTTACGCACAGCCCAGACGCGGTATTCCATCAGACCGGTCAACTTGCTCGAACTCGGGCTCAGCCCGGGCCAGATGTCGGTGGTGCGGATCAGTGACATGACGTGCGTGCCATCACGCGGTACGGTGGTGAATGCGCTACGACCGAAGTTTTTGGTGCCGTCCACCTCCCAGAAGCCGGCGGTGTTGTAGTTCGCAGCACCCGGAACATCGGTGTCGCGACGATACTTGAAGGTGCGCACCTGCCACTGCTGGGAGGCGTTCGCTCGCGAACGGGTTTCCAGGAAGACGTCGTAGTCTTCCATCAGCTCAACCACGGTCTTGCCGATGTAGCGCAGGCCAACATGCACGTTCCAGCTGGCAGCCTGGGTCAGGTTGCCATTGGTTTCCTGCCAGGTGGTCAGACGACGCGGTTCACCGCCAGCACCGTACTTGACACCGATCGGGTAACGCGACTGCTGCCAGCCACCATTGGTGTTGGAGGTACGCAGACCCAGAACGATCTCGGAGTTCTCGCCACGGTCGTAACCGAGCTTGTTGTCCTGACCACCGCCATCGTTCCACATCCCGTCGACGTCCTTGAAGAACACCGGGTTGTTGAGCGAGGGGCGATCCTTGTTCGGGTACATGAACCCGTTGAGGTCCGTGTTCTCGATACGCGCCGCCAGCGGCATGCGTTCCAGATCGACGAAGATTTCGAACTGACCGGTATAGGCGAGGTTGTCGGCCTTGGCCTTGACCGCGTACACTTCCGGCAGCTCACCATCTTCGATCGGAGTGACATCGAACTCGGACACATCGAACTTCGTACCGTAGGTGAAGTTGAGGTGACAGATGATGTCGGAGGGAGTGGCACCCTTGGGTGCGGAGATTTCCGCACGCTGGCCGTTGAACACGGTGAGCAGATCGAGTCGATCGAAATCGACGTTCACTTCATTGTTCCACGGTGAGTCTGGTGCCGCCTTCAGGTTCAAACGCGTGTTGCCGTCTTCGGCACCAGTCTCCGGAAGACCGAAGATCAACTGCTCTTCGGCGATCGTGGTCGCGTTCTCCTGATTGACCAGATCAAGGATCAGCGCCTTGCCGGTCTTGGCAAGAGGACAAACTTCCATCTAGCTCTCCTACTACTTACTACGTGGATGGTATCAGCGGCGCATGGTCCGGGTGAGGACGATTTCCTTGGAGCGCTTGGTCTTGTGCTTGCCGCGCAGGGTCACGATCAGAACGCCGGTCGTGCCCGCACTACCGCCGCCGCCACTACCACGGGACATGCCCAAGGCGATCAGACGCGGCTGGATATGTTGCTGGTAGGAGGACG